GACCTTTAAGAAATCACCATTACCATATCCAATATCTAGTATGGATTGTGGCCAGTAACCTAAAGTCCCAACTAAATATCCAAGTCGAATACCAGCCATTTGAGGTCCTTTTTCACCGTATTGATTATATCTTTCATCCACATATTTTGTATCATACGTTTGGATCTTATTAACGATAGATTTTTGTTTTATTAAACCATTTTCAAGTATTTCGTAATTTTCCATTAATTTTTTATTTATTATTTTATTGTGGCAACTAATGCGTGTTTAGCAGTATTTGTTTCCTCATCATAATGACAATCACAAATTACCACAAAATCAACATCAATTTTTTTTGGTGGATTATTTTCTTTAATCCATTTCACACTTTCATCAGAAAGTGAGAATATATTATTATAAGGTTTTTCAGTAGGTATCTGTATCACCCAATTACCTTTATAACCTGTTTCTTCATCAGGTTCAAAATATATTAACGTACCTTTCATTTACTGACCATCGTTTTGCTCTTCATAGAGCATATCTCTCAACATTTTATTTTCTTCAACAAGTAGTTCACATTTTTTAGCTTCCTTCAACATTGAGTACGACATGATACTACCTAAAACACAACCAATAACAATTCCAATTGCTATCGCGATCTTATCTATTTTATTTTCCATATTGTTTTATTTTTTATGATTCTAAATATTTTCCTTGTATTGCCTGAACTTTGTAACTAATCACGTCACGTAAATAATGTCCTATAGTATAAAGAATACCACTATCTACTTTATTTCTAATCATTTGTTTTTCAAAATTCCAAACTAAAACTCTTGCTGAACGAGTTTGTTCATATGTCTCACAAGAGTCAATAACTTTCTCAATCCATTTTTGTACGTCTCCGTAGTGTGTACTTCTTTTTTCCATAATACAAATATAATAAAAGTTTTTTAAATAAAAAACCCCACCTGTAAAAAAGATGGGGTTTAATTATAATATTAGTGAATTACTTAATGTTTAATAAAGTTCCTGATCCACCAGCCACTGTTGTAGGAAGTTTCCCATCCCAAGCATTCCACTTAACATATTCAATATACAATGGAGACAATTGGTTTTGTTTAATTTTGATTGCCAATGCCGCCGCTTGTGCGTTGATGATAGTTTCTGCCGAGTCAGCTCGTGCCACAGCCACCTTACGTCTACCTTCAGAGATCGCAGCGATCGCTTGTTGCTCTGATGCTTCCGCTTGTTGGATTGCCTTTGTTTTTGCTATAATAGATTCTTGTAATGCATCAGGTGGGATAATATTAGTTCGTAATTGAGACACATTAAACCACTTAGATAAACGTACATTACATTCGGTTACAATAGCCGCCTCAAATGCTTGTCGGTGATTAAAGATACTATCTACTTCCCATGTATTAGCAACATCATTAACCGCTCCGATAATGGCATTTTTCAACCAACCTTGTTCAATCTCTTTGATATCTTTTCTTAAGTTAACAAACATATCTCCAATCGCATCTTCACGTAATGAATAGTTGAACGTTGGTTTAATAGTCGCAGAGAACCCACCTTTTAGGATCACACCTTGATCTTCGTATTCAATATGTTGTTGGTATGTTGGGAACTCTAAAACTTGTTCTGTCCAACTATTATAAAAAACCCAACCTGTCTTATATTGATAACTTGACACTCCTCGTTGATTACCAATCAAATTAATTTTTAATCCTTTGTGACCCGAATCAATTTTTTCAATTGAATATGGTTGGAATATTGTAACCAAAATTCCAATCACCGCAACGGCAATTCCCATTATAGTTCTACGGTCATCGTCATTTGCACGACCTGATAAAAACATCATTGCCCCAATAGCAATAAACACAATAAATAATACAATACTAATCATTTTTTTCTTCTTTTTTAAATAAACTAACTGCCTTTTTTACTATTAATTTTACTTGAAAAATTGTGTAAGCCAAGGCTACTAAACTTACAACAATTTGGATTTCACTTGCCACCTCTCTACTAAGGATATATTCAAAATATAAATTGATTAGATAGAGATAGATCGTTGTTAGTATTATGACTCCCCATAGTCCTAACTTTTCTGTTTTAAACATTTACTTCATTTATTTTATATGATTTAACTTGTGAATGACAAATCTACACATTAATTTTAGATTTACCAAATAAATCTTCTGTTTTTTTACTTAAAGTTTGAATTACTTTTTCCAATTCATCTTTTCCTTCTATTTTCCCACTTTCTCCGTATTTCTCCAACAAATTAACTTGTCGTAAAAATTCATCTAAATTAACTGATTTCAGAACATTAACAGTTTTTTCAACATCAGTTTTAGCCTTTTCAATTATATACTTTTCATAAGTATAAACTCTTATTTTAGCCATTATTTCAAATAGTTCAAACATAGTCCAATCATTCAAAATAACTTTTTGCTCATTAACTTCAGTATCAATTTGATTATAAATTGTATAATATGTGGTCAAGTGTTCATTTTTACTACGTGAATAAAATGCAACCTTATTATAATTTTTAGCTCTTTCTTTTTTTGAGATCAAATAAAACAAATAACCGTCTTTAGTGTAACTTGTAAACTGATAAGAACTTGATTTACTGGCGGTACACCATTTAGTATCCGCACCATATTTTAGGGATCCCTTTAAAGTTAAAGGACTAATTAAAAGATAATCATCATTTTCAATTAAAACATCAATATGATCTTCACGAATAAATTCATTTTCCTCTTTTAATGCTTTAGCATTTTCAACTATCCTAAATAACTGCATCATAGATTTATATTGACTACTATAAATGTCTTTATTTTGAATATATGGTAACAACTGATCAAACTCATTAATTATTTTAACATACTGAGGTGCCGATACTCCCTCAACTGGACGTTCATTTCTTGTTGACCACATCTTAAACATAAATTCAAGATATTTTTTGGTTGGTGTTTTATCTCCCTCAAAAAATTTATCACCCGTAGATTTATTAACTTTTGGGTATTTTTTTCTTAGTTCATCAATTTTTGCCATTGTTTATTCTTTTTTTAAGTTCTGTACTTGAGAAATTGTGTTTTCTTTCATTGTAGTATAACACAATACTCCTATCTAAACATATTTGTTTTGCGGTGAAATCTTTACCCTTATAGTCCTCACCAATAATTCTAACATCTAATTTTAATGTGTTAAAAAGATCTTCTAAATCTTTTTCAGTTTCGTATGGTATGATCTCATCAACGAATTTACAACCTTTAAGTTGAATGTATCTTTCAACGACCGATTGTATTGGTTTGTTTTTTTCTGGTCTATCAATTGTTGGATCTGTTTGTAACGCAATAATTAAATAATCACATTGAGTTTTAGCTTCCTCCAACATCTTTACGTGTCCCGCATGAAATAAATCAAAACAGGAGCAAGTTATTCCTATCTTCATTTTGAATTATCTTTTAAAATATACGGTGGATAAATTCTTACTTCAGACCCATCACTATTAAAATAATATAATGTGTCACCATCAAAACTAATTGTATCCGTATACCATATTGCATCATGCATTGGGTTCAACCCTGAGGTTGGGATATAAACTTTCCCGTGAATTTCATATTTATATTCTTTTCTCTTACAAGAAAACAATACTATCCCAACTAAAGTAATTAATATTAACTTTTTCATAGATTTTCTTCTTTTATTTTAAGGTGTTTTTCTTTAAATTGATTTAATAATTCAATGATCTCTTCAACAGTATCAAATGCCCATCTTTTTGTCTCAATGACATAAAAATCACCACCACCACCATTATCTGTTTTGATCGTTAAATATTGTTCCTCAGTTGTACAACAATCCGCCTCTTGGGTGTATGTCATTTCCAAAGTTTGACTTAATAAATTTGCTTTGATTGGGTCCATAAAATTATATTATTAGACAAATATAGTAATTATTTTTTAAATAAAACAAATTTTTAATAAAATTCATTCTCTCTAATCCAAATTACCGCAATATACTTGTAACCACTTTTTACGGGTAATCCAGCATGAAGGCTATCGTAATCTAAAGAACCATCATCTTTAATGTTGTCCCACAATACAAGTTTACCTTTTTTAGGATCAACTTTAATATTTAAATTTGGGAAATTTGTTTCTCCACCTTCAAAATCATCATTTAAGTAAACCAAAGCCGTTTTTAATCTTTGTCCACCTCTATTTACCTCATCCTCATAGTATTCTTCACCAGGATGAAAAAAATCATGATGATCTTTATATTCTTCACCAACACTATATTTAACAACATGAATACTTTCCATATTAATTTTTGGTAGTTTGGTCGTCTCAGAAATAAGGTCTCTATATTTTATAACAACATCCCCATGTTCTTCATCTAACCAAGCCCCTTTTGCAACTCTATACCCTTCAATACTCTCACCAAGAACTCCAACTTCATCAAAAGTATCTGAGGCTAAACTTATTAAATTATCACATTCTTCGTACGA